CTGTAAGATCAGACTTTGATAAAGGTATAAGATTTGCAGAGTGGTTAGGATTAGAGAACGAGGGATTAATGAAACACTATGGGTTTGATGGTTCAGACCAATACAGATATGCGAGGATATTTTAATGAGTTGGCAGATGGCAGTAGTTGGTGCAATAGGTGCAGCACAATATCAACAACAAGGTGCGATTGGTAAATACAATCAAGCTGTTGCTAATCGTAATGCTCTTGTTAAAGAACAAGAAGCACAAATATTAGATGATAAATTAAATTTAGAACTTGCTCAATTTGATAAAAGTTTTAGAAAATTACAAGGAACTCAAGTAGTTAATACTTTAAAATCTGGTGCTACATTTTCTGGTACAGCTAGAAACATAGCACTATCAAATTTATATGAAGCAGAAGTAGAAAAAGATATTGCTAGATATAATACTGAAATAGGTAAAAGTAGAAAATTTGAAGAAGCAAACTTTGCTAGAATATCTGGTGAAGTTGCTAGACAACAATCAAGACTTGCACAACTAGGAACACTTACAACTGTTGGAACAAGTCTATTAACAATGAGTAGATATACCTAATGCCAAAGATACCTACATTCCAATCTGAATCTACAATTACATCACAAGGACCAAGTGTAACTTCTAATTTACAAATACCTTTATCACAAACTGTTGGTGCTGCTTTACAACCTGTATCTGACTTTGTTCAACAAGAATATATTAAAGAAAGAAAGTTAGAAGAAAATAATAAAGTAGATAAAATAATAGCTGATTCTTATAAAGATAATGAAAGTGGACCAAATGGTTTTTTAACTCTTTCAAGTGAAACAGGAAAGAATGGTAATCCTTCAGATGCTTCTAGTATTTATGATCAAGGTGTAGATAAACTATATAATTTTATGTCATCTACTCAAGGTCAAAACTTATCTCGTTTTGGTAAACAAATTTTTAAATCTAAATTTTATGCTTCAGCATCACAGTTAAAATCTAATGCTTTGTTAGAATCAAGAAAAACTCAATTCAAAGAATCATCTGACATTGATAGTGATTACATTTCACAAAAAACTATTGCTCTTTCTGCATTACCTAATGGTTCAGGATTAGATCAATTATATGGAGAAATAGATCAAAGATTAGATTCTAATCCATATTACAATGATCAACCACAATTAAAAAAAGAAGTTAAATTAAAGTATCAACAATTTGGTGCAACTGCTGTAGCAAATAGAATGTTATTAACTCAACCAGAACTTTTTAAAAAACAATTAATTGAAGGTAAATATAATATTTTAGAATCAAAAGATATAATTGAACTTTCTACTAAAGCAGATGTTGTAATTAAAGAACAAAAATTTTCAACATTAACTAATGCTATATCTTCAGTTGGTGTAGGAGAAGTACCACCAAATGCTTTAAAACAAATTACTCAACAAACTATTTCAGGTAATTTTGCAGGTGATGAAAATTTACAAAACATTTATAATTCTTTAACAGATATAGAAAAAAAAGAATTTAGAAATTTTGCTGGAAAAAAAGCAAGAGAAAAAAGAAATGAGTTACTCTTTGAAATTTCAGCAGAGGATGCTGCTTTAAAATTAGAAACAGCTGAAGGTTTCGATAAAGCTCTTGCCGATGCTGATGTTGCAACAGGTTTAAATCAAAAAACTATTGAAGATATTTTTAGTAATAATTTAAACTTAAATACTCAATTAACAGATGTAAATACAAAAATTATTAATAATGCACAAGAAAAAATAACTATTCAATCTGATTTTGATTCTAATACTGCTATATCTGCTTTAATAGCAACTAATAGAATTAACAATGTTTCTGATAAATTTTTATTACCTAACGAGACAGAATCTAAATCTATTTTAGAAAGATATGGAGAAACAGATTTAAACGATTTACAATATTATTCTAGTTTATTTGTACAACAAAACAAAAATCCTAAACAATTTTTAAAAACATTTTCTCCTTTTCATAGTTTTATAGATGAAACTAAATCTTTAATTAGTTCAGATGTTATTAAAATACTAGATCCAACAAGTTACAATAATAGTCTTACTAGATTTAGAGATGATATGTATTTATTATACACTCAAGGTATCAGTGAAGGAAAATCACCACTTCAATTATTAGATTATAAAGATAAAAATTTTATAGGAAAAGATTTTTTACAATACCAAACAGATAAAAATAAAATTTTTAAAAACATGATGGACAATGTAGAGAAAAAAGAAGTTGATGAATCTAAAAAAAAACTACCAGGAGAAAGTCCTTCAGAATATTTAAAAAGAATTAGTGAATAAGCATGGCAGATTTACAAACACAAACACAACAACTAAAACAAGGTGGTTTTAGTCAAGTTGAAATAAATAATTGGCAACAAGAAAAAGTAAAACAATTACAAGAAGGTGGTTTTACTTCTGAAGAAATTGTCAAAGATTTTGGATTTGAACCTGTTGATACTACAGCAATAAAAAAAATTTACGAAAAAGATTTAGCTATTCCTGAGATAGTTAATTATGATGAAATCGAAACAATACAAAAACAAAATCCAGATGACAAAGGTTTCTTAGAAGCTGCTGTAGGAAAAAAATTAGATAATGTAGGAGAAAGAATTGCAGCTGGTTGGAATACAGGTGTTATAGATATAATTCAAGAAGCTCATGGTATTCCTAATATAGATGGAACAAAAGAAGATGGAAAATATTTTAATGTTGATTTTCAAGACACAGGTTTTCTTGAAAGAAATATTACCAATGCAGCAAGAATTGTAAAAGATTTACCTTTATACCTTGGTGTTGGTGGTGCTTCTTTGTTTGCTACTCGTTCACCTAATGCTAGTATTTTTACTTCTGGTTTAGTAGTAGGTTCTATTAGAGAAACATATTTAGACATGAGAGAGAAAGGTCAAGTTGCTAATTGGAATAATTTTTGGGAGATTTTTAGAAATGAAGGAATTAAAGCTGGGTTAAAAGAAGGAACACAACTTTTATCTGCTTCTAAACTTGGAGGATTAAGTAATAAATTCTTACCACAGTTAATAGGAAGAGTTGCAGGATTTGAAGGATCGGGTGCAATTATAGAAAGAGAATTACCAAGTAAGGATCAATTAATAGATTCTGTAATTTTGTTTGGTGCATTTGGATTAGGAGAAAGAGGAGCAAAAAAAATTCCTAATATAATTAAAAAAACTAATCGTGATGCAGTTGATTTAGCTGCAGATTACAAGTTAGATAAATCTGTCAAGCAAGATTTAGCAAGTAAAAATTTAGAAATACCTAGAGCTATTAAAAGAACAGTAGAAGATATTACAGGTAAAAAAATAAAACTTGATGAAAAATTTTTAGAAGGTTTAGAGTTTCCTGAAGCTGTTAAATTAATATTATCTAAAACTAAATTTGAAAAACCAAAAGACGTACAAAATGTAAAAGATACTTTAACAAGATTATTTATAGATAGATTACATCCTGTTTTAAGAATGGTTAGAAGGGTTGAGAATACTAAAAATACTACAGGTCAATTAAATGTTTATGAACAATTTAGAATATTAGTTGGTATGACTAATAGAGGTGGTACTTTTATTGATAGAGCAACTCAAACAGTTAATCTTGAAAATAAAGGTAAACCTCTAAAACAAGTTTTAGAACCATTAAAATTTGAAAATGCAGAAGCACCTTTAACTAAATTAGGAGTTTCAAATAAAAAATTAAATGAACAAGGTATTAAAAAACAATATGCCGAACTTAATGCTTATCTTATTGCAAGAAGAGCTTTAGAATATGATAGAAGAGGTTTTAAACATCCTTTTGATTCACAAGCAGCAAAAGAAACAATACAAATTTTAAAAAATAAATATGATCCTATTGCAAAAGAAATAGACGTTTATAATAGACAGCTTCTTGAGTATGCAAGAGATTTAAAATTAATAGATAAACAAGCATTTGATGCAATGGTAGAAGCTAATAAAAGTTATGTTCCATTTGCAAGAGTAATGGAAAGTGTTGCTGGAGAAAAACCATCTCCTTATGGTAGCGTATCAAATCCATTTAAAAGAGTAAAAGGTGGACAACAACCTGTGTTTGATCCTATTGAAACTATATACTCAAACACTTTTAAAATTGTAAAACTAGCTGAAAGAAACAATGCTTTAATTAAATTTTTTGAATTTGTTGAAAAAAATAAATCTTCATTTCCTGATATTAATAAAAAAATAGAAACAAAAAAAATAGAAATTGATAAAAAAGAAATAGAAAATGCTTTTTCTACAGAAATTTTTGTAAAAGAACCTACATTAAAACCAATAGAAGCATTATTATTACCAGAAAAAGTTGTTGCAAAAATACCAAAAACAAAAACTGTAAAGAAAAAAATTATAAAAGAAGGCATTGATCCAAGTGTTTTAGAAAACTTTAAAGTATTTAGAAAATCATTTGTAAAACCAGATGGTTCTTCAGTTACAGTATATCGTAATGGTAAGTTTGAAGTTTGGGATG